TGGCCGCTGGCAAGATGCAGCACCCAGTCCAGCACCACAAACGTCTTGCCGCCACCTGATGGGCCATGCACCATCACCAAGGCGTCGGCTTGCAGCCAGTGCTTGACCAGCCACCTGACCGGAGCCGGCTGGGCGCTGAAGTCGTCTGCCTTGACCAGCCAATCGTTGATGGGTGGTGTCAGCAAGGCCAACAAGTCACCGCCTGCTTGGGCGTAGTCGTTGGCATCGCCCAGGTCTGGCGGCATCACAATGCGTGCGCCGTATTTGGCTGATGCTTGCTCTGCGTACCTTTGGCCGACTCCACTCTTATCATTGTCGGCCACAATCACCAAATCGTTGGTTGGGTGCAGGCCGCGCATGGTTGCGGTCACCGGCACAAGGTTGGACGCTGAGTATGCAACGACAACCGGCCTTAAGGTGACTTGATGGATCGTGGCTGCTGTGGCAAAGCCTTCGGCAACATAAATGCTGCCAGGCTCGTCCATTGACCCCAACACCCAGAACTTGCCGCCCGTCTGACCGCCTGGGTGGTATAGTTTGCCGCCCTCGCTGTCGATGTACTGGAGCGACGCCAGCGTGCCATCCTGATCGTACAAAGGCACCACCAGCCTGCCATCGCCTGTGACCCTTGCGCCGTGGGGTGCGATGCCCTTGCGCCGCAAGTAAGGATGGTCTGGCGATGCGCCTATGCAATCGCTCCAAATCTGATCCACCACATCTGCAGCCACTTCATGCTTGCGTGCCTGCTCAATGTCGCGGGCGGCTTTGGCTTCAGACATCCTGCGAGCGAAAGCCATTTCATCTGCTTGGTTGAGCTGCCTGCCCACCTCTGCCCGCCACGTTGATTCCATGCCAGCCCGCCAGCACCCAAACCTCCCTGCTGGGATGCCGTCAGAGAAGGCAACATACCACCCAGGCTTGTCACCGTGCCCTGGCAATCCCTTGGTGCCGGAGCGAAAGCGATGAATCTTGCCGTCGAGATGGATGGTGTCGGGCGGCTCCAGACCAGCATCGCGCATGGCGTCTTGGAGCTGCTGCTCGGGTGGGGCCAGCACAGGCACGGGAGACGGCGACCATGAGCCACCGAGGATGTGTCTGAGATCAGCCATTGACCACCACCGTGCTGGTGTCGCGCAGATAGTTCTCAATCGAACGCATGGTGGACTTGCTGGGCCTGGTCTTGCCGTTGACCAGCCGGTACAGGGTGAACACAGACAGCCCAGTTGCCTCGGCCACTACGGGCAAGCGGCGGTCGGCGAGGCGTTGCTTGATTTCGGTGAGGTTCATGTGATGTCAAAAAAAGTTGCAGAAAGTGCTTGCATCGTAGCATCAATGTCTGTACAGTTCAACTCATGCGCTGAACAGATGGTCTGACTAGCGCACAACCGGAGGAACATCATGATCAACATCAACACCTACACCGCCGCTGACCTGATGGCAGTCCCCAAGTATTCCCGGCCACAGATGATCACCAGCGAACTGGGGTTCACCAAGTCAGGCGACAAGTTCTGTATGTTCGACCTGACCCTGTGGCAAGAAAACGAAACGATCCTGTCGGTGTCATGCAGCACGCCCGAGCGCCTGCTGGCCCACCTGCAAGGCTACGTCGCCAACCGTCTGGCGATGGTTGCAAAATAACTTGTAAAAAGTCAGCACAGGCTGCAAAGCCTGTGCTATGATTGCATCATGCGCTGACCGGATTTCCCGACAAGCGCAAAACAGGAGAGACAAAATGGAACAGCAAAACGCACAAGGTTCAGTTCGCATCGGCAGCACCGGCAACAAGTTGCACCCAGCAATCAACGACCAGCGTTATGGAATGATGATCTGCTGCCGCTGCCCCGGCACGCAACAGGGGTTGGCATACAAAAACGCTGAGTTTTTTCCTGGCGTTGAGTCAAACTGCCGGAAGACGCCAGCATGAAGCGCCTGCTGATTGAGGTGGCGCAAGCCACCCTAGCCGCCGCCATCATCGGCGCACCGCTGGCTTACTACTTCATCTTTGTGATGAAGCCCTAATGCTTTACCGCCGCCGGTCGGTCACCGGCATCTACCAACGCCAAACCGGAGAAACCCAACATGGCTATTCATCTGAAATCAACCGGAGGCCTAAACGCCAACGGAAAAAAAATACTTGGCTATGGCCAATCAGGGGCGGGTAAAACCACCCTAATAACGACGCTCCCGGACGTAGTTGTTCTTAGCGCAGAAGGTGGCTTGTTGAGCATCCAAGATGCCAACTTGCCCTACATCGAGATTACCTCAATGGCTGATCTCATGGAGGCTTACGAGTGGCTTAGTTCTGGCGAGGCCAAGAAGTTTCAATCTGTCGCCCTCGACTCAATCTCAGAGATTGCAGAGGTCTGTCTGAACAACGAGAAAAAAACCGCCAAAGACCCGAGGCAAGCTTATGGTGCGATGGCGGAACAGATGGCAGACGTCATCAGGGCATTCCGCGATCTTCCAGGTAGGCACGTCTTTATGACCGCGAAGTTAGAAAAGACGGCAGACGAGATGGGTCGCATCTTGTACTCGCCTTCGATGCCGGGGAACAAAACCGGGCAGTCACTCCCGTATTTTTTCGACGAAGTGCTTGCTTTAAGAGTCGAAAAAGACGCCGATGGCGTAAGCCAACGTGCCCTGATGTGCGACAGCGATGGCCTCTGGATTGCCAAGGATCGCAGCGGCAAGCTGGCAACGTGGGAAGCACCCGACCTCAATGAGATCATCAAGAAGATCGGCGGTGCGGCATGAGAGCCATGCGTGAGATTGCCGCCGAATGGGCGGCTGAGAAAGAGGTTGAGCGTCAAGCCATCGAGAACCGCCGCCGCCTCGAGGATGAGATGGTGCGATCGTTCGCGTTGCAGCCTGACCTCGACAGCACCGTCACCAAAGACGTTGACGGCTACGTCATCAAGATCACCGGACGCATCGACAGAAAAGTTGATGCCGACAAGATTCAGGAGCTGGCGGCGCAGCACGGTCTTGAGTCTCATCTCTCAACCCTGTGCCGTTGGAAACCGGAGTTGAACCTTACTGTATGGAAAGCAACCGACCCGACCATCACCAAACTGTTAGCCCCGGCGATCACCGCGAAACCAGGGCGTCCATCCTTTTCAATCGCTCACAAGGAATAAGAACCATGAAACTCGGAGAAACCTTTTCTGCTGCTGAATTGCAGCCATCCACGCCATCGTATGACTTGCTGCCTGCTGGTTGGTACACCGCCATCATCACCGAGGCCGAAGTCAAAAGCACTAAAGCCGGAAACGGCAGCTACATTAAGTGCAGGTATGACATCACTGGCCCATCGTGCCAAGGTCGCGTGGTGTTCTCAAACTTCAACATCCAAAACCCCAGCGTCAAGGCTGAGGAAATTGGCAGGCAGCAACTGGGGGAAATGATGCGTGCGCTTGGCTTGGCATCTGTCAGCGACACCGATGAGCTGATCAACGGTCACCTGACCATCAAGGTTGATGTGCGCCCAGCCAGCGGCGATTACGGTGCCCAAAATGAGGTGAAGGGTTGGAAGTCCAACACCGGCAGCCTGCCACCGCAGCCTAAGCCAGACGCGCCTGCTGGTACGCCTGCCACCAAGGCTGCGCCACCGTGGGCTCGTAAGTAAAAAAATGCCCCACTCGCGCAAACGGGTGGGGCCAACTAAATAAAGGAGAGAAGAGGAAATGGAAATTCCCCAATCAGATCATAGCATCGCCGCTTTGATCGACAAGCACCACGAAGCGCAGGCAGCGCAAGAGATGCCCCGCCCTCACATGGGGTGCAGCATAGTCGGCCATCCCTGTGACCGCTGGCTGTGGCTGAACTTCCGCTTCGCGGTTAAGCCATCATTTCTTGGTCGCGTGCTGCGGATGTTCCGCCGAGGCCGGAACGAGGAAGCCACCATCATTGATGACTTGCGGGCCATTGGCATCAAGGTGCGTGCGCTGGAGGAGCAGATGCGGGTTGAGTTTGGCAGTCACTTGAGTGGCAGCATCGACGCCATCCTAGACGCTGGCGTGCCTGGGGCAGTCAAGACCAAGCACATTGCCGAGTTCAAGACGCACAGCAGCAAGAGCTTTGCTGATGTCGTCAAGCAAGGTGTTGAGAAGTCAAAGCCCGAGCATTTTGTGCAATGCCAGTTGTACATGGCAGGCACCGGAATCCACCGCGCTTTGTATGTTGCTGTCAACAAGGACGACGACAGCATTTATACCGAACGGCTTGTATACGACAAGATCATTGCGGATAAGTACATAGCCCGCGGTCAACGCATTGCGTTGGCTGATCGGATGCCTGAGCCGCTGAGTACCGATCCAAGTTGGTATCAATGCAAGTGGTGCCCTGCCTACTCGATGTGCCATGAAGCGCAGCCAACCCGCGAGGTCAACTGCCGCACCTGTGCCCATAGCACGGCCAAGCCTGACAGCACTTGGCATTGCGCCAGACACGATGCTGACGACATTCCGTTGGAATGGCAAGTCAGCGGTTGCGAGAGTCACGTTCTTCATCCAGACATGGTTCATTGGAAACGCAAGGATGGCCCAAATGAATGGACGGCCATCTATGTTGTTGATGGCAAGGACGTGGCCAACGGCGACCCAGACGCGCACGTTTATTCCAGCAAGGAGCTGCTGGCTAATCCTGCGATGTGTGCTGCTGGGGATGTGGAGATTGAGAGGCTGCGGGGAAATGGGGCGAGGGTGGTGGCATGACTAACGAAACTCTTGTTTGGTTTGATGCCCATCTTTTTAAGCCCGACGATTCTGAAACCGTGTTGATTGCACTTTCCGAGCCAGACACCGAACCTGTGTGGTTTGGCTGGTATGAATCAGAAGCAGACGAGTGGCGCTGCGCCAGCTCGGCCAACGTGGTGAGCGATGTCAGCTACTGGGCCAAGATGCCAGCGGGGCCGCAATGACTCAGCGCCCAGAAGCCTACATCCAACACTTGCGCGATTGCCCGTGGGGTAACCAAAATCAATCTGTCTGGGACGCCTACTGGGCCGAGCGCCATGAGTGGGAGGTGTTGTTTGGTGAACGTGCCCCAAATGGCGAGCGGTATTTGCGTGGCGAGAAACCTGACGTTGAGATTGATGACGAGGAAGCTGTGAGCCTGCCAGCGCAGATGTCGCTGTTTGAGGTGTTGGGATGATCGAACTTCGCCCCTATCAACGCCGAGCCCTAGAAATGCTTTACGCATGGTTTGAGAAGAACGCAACAGGCCATCCGGTTTTGAATATGCCTGGCGGGTCTGGCAAGTCAGTTGTGATTGCGTCGCTGGCAAAGGATGCTTTGCAAAACTGGCCGGACACGCGAATTTTGATGTTGGTGCATAGCAAAGAACTGATCCTGCAAAACGCAGACAAGCTCCGCAAACTGTGGCCAGACGCTCCATTGGGAATCTACAGCGCAAGCGTTGGGCAAAGAAACTTTGGCAACCCGATCACTTATGCAGGCATTGGCTCAGTTGCAAAACGGGCAAAACAACTGGGACACATAGATTTGTGCATCATTGACGAGGTTCATGCCGTATCCACGGCAGAAAGTGGCATCTATCGAAAGCTGATAGCCGAGCTGCTTGGCATGAATCCAGCCATGCGGATCGTTGGATTAAGCGCAAGCCCTTATCGGCTTGGGCATGGAATGATTACCGAAGGGCCGACTGCCATATTTTCAGAAATACTGGAGCCAGTTGGGATCGAGGAGCTTGTTTTTAAACAGCATTTGGTGCCGTTGCGATCCAAGCTCACAACGCACCGATTGGAAACTGACGGATTGCATAAGCGGCAAGGCGAATACATTGCTTCTGAGATGGAAGCCAAGTTCAACACCGCCGGCCACAATCAATCTGTGGTGACTGAGATCATTGACAAGGCAAGCAACCGCGCACATTGGCTGATCTTTTGCTCAGGCGTGGCCCATTCTGAAGCGGTGGCTGAGTGCTTGCGTGAGGCTGGCATTGCGGCTGAATCGCTGGACGCCACGCATAGCAAAACCGAGCGCGAACGCAAGTTGGCAGACTTTGAATCTGGCAAGCTACGGGCTTTGTGCAATGTCGGCATCTTGACTACTGGATACGATTTCCCTGCGCTGGACTGCATCGCGTTCTTGCGTGCTACCGCATCCCCTGGTCTGTATCTTCAAATGGCTGTGCGAGGGATGCGCCCCAGCCCCAGCAAGCAAGATTGCTTGGTGCTGGACTTTGCAGGCGTGGTGGGCACGCATGGCCCCATCATCGCTGTGACGCCACCCAAGAAACAAGGCGACGGCACCGGCGAAGCTCCGGTGAAGGTCTGTGATGCCTGCGACGAGCTGTGCTCCATCAGCGCCAAGGTCTGCCCAGCTTGCGGCGCTCCGTTTCCCGAGCCGGAGGCAAAGAAACTCAAGCTGTGCCAGGACGACATCATGGGCCTAGACGGCACCGAGATGGTTCTAACCGGCTGGAAGTGGAGAGAACACACCAGCCTAGCCAGCGGCAAAATGATGTTGGCTGTCAGCTACTACGGGCGGCTGTCTGACCCTGCCGTGACCGAATACTTTCCGGTCTTGCATGAGGGTTATGCGGGACAGCGAGCCATGAAGGAGGTCATCAAGATTGCAGACCAAGCCAAAATTGTCGGCATGAATGTGGACAATCTCAGCAGTTTGGCAGCACAACTAAGCAGGGGAACCTATCCCAATCAAATCACATACAAGAAAGACGGTAAGTTTTTTCGCGTTACCAAAAAGGAATGGAATGAAAACTGAACATGAAGAACAGCGAGAACTGGTGAAGTGGTTTCGCCAGACGTATCCATTGACGTTGATATTTGCCATCCCAAATGGCGGTGCTAGGTCACCAGCCACCGCCTCGCGCCTCAAGGCTGAAGGCGTGATAAAGGGCGTGCCTGATCTTTTTATCCCGGCGTGGGAATTGTGGGTCGAGATGAAACGCACAAAAGGTGGCGGCACCAGCCATGAACAAGACTTGATGCACCTGTACTTGAGCAGCGTTGGCTACAAAGTCATTGTTCCCAAAGGCTTTGAAGACGCACAAAAACAGATTGAGGATTTCAAAAATGCGATGGAATAAGGGCAAACCGCCAGAGGCTGGTTGGTATCCGGCGTGGCGAATTCGTTCGCCGAGTTGGAACAATGCTTGGCGCTGGTGGGACGGCGAGTGCTGGTCTTGGGCTGCATTTCCGCATGAGACTGCCGAGAAGGCTGGCCGGTGGGCGGCTCAGAAAGAGCCTGCGGGGCACAACTCAGAAATTATGTGGGG